TTTTGCATAACTTCAGCGCCTTTGTCTATGTCGCCTCCGCCTGCATTTCTTACAGCGTCTGCTGTAAATACAAATTCGTTCTTGCTAAGTCTAGCTGGCACATCGTCCGCTCTTTCCTCAGCTCCTATTGGCACAAAACCACCTTCTCTGTAATCTTTTTCTAAACCACCCATATCCATAATACCACCTTCTGCTTTTCCTACTCTACCACCATCAGCATATAATTTTTTAGCTGCTGCTTCATAAGCCTCTGATTCAGACATACCTCTTTCCATAAAATAATCAGCAAGATCTATTAATTTTTGTGCTTTCTCTGTATCAGTCATTACATCACCGCCATTATCATAACCTTCTCTTGGTATGTCAGCTAATCCACCACCAGCAGCAAAAAATCTATCTTGCACAGCTGATTTAGGAGGCATAAAATATAATGCAGAGTTTGTTGGGTCTTGATAATATTGTCTAGCTTGATCTCTAATATCAGCTACCATTGGTTGTACACCTGAAAAAGGCACACCTTCATCAATCTCTTCTTCATCACCACCCATTAAGAATGGTGCAGCTAATGCAGAACCAATACCAAGTCCACCTAATATTCTAGGTATACTAACAGCTCCTGATTCTAATCCACCTACTTTAAATAAATTTCCAATAGTGCTTAGTTTACCACCTGTTCCAAACAAACTTGATAAACCACCACCTAAACCACTAAGACCACCGGCTTGTGTTAATAAAGACTGCTTACCAAATAACATTGGAGCATAGTTTGCTGCCACCGCAGACAAAGCTATTTTACCAACAGGTGATTTAACAACTTTTTTTACAACTTTTTTAGCCTTTTTTACAATATCACCTAGAAAAAATCCTTGTCTTGGCTCTTCGAGTGTCATGATTCCACCCATATTACGAAGTTGTCTTTCCATATCCATTCTTGAAATTGCCATAGTTTGTCCTTTTTATCGCCTTTTTTTCTTATAATCAATCATATATGTCAACCAGGTCTACTATACCGCCATCCATAAATTGTTGGCTATTATAATAATCAGCCATTTCATTTGGACCAATCATATTTTGACTAGCTCCCATAACATTATCTGTATTAATGGTTGGATCAACATCAAATCTACCAGATGGTATTGAAAAATTTTCTGCTGCAATTAATGCTTTGCTAAGTTCATTAGTATCAATAGCATTTGGATCATTTTTAGTAAAACTAGTATCTTGTAATTTTTCTCCAAAAGGTTTATCTTCATCATCCTCATCTGTTGGAAACCTGTCTGTATATAAACCTAACTCATTAAATTTAGCCATTGGATTACGCATGTCATAAGTAGGTTCATTAAATCTTTTTCCAAGACCAAGAGCTTGTCCAAGCCCCCTCATAAGGTTTCCAAAAATACCACCACCTGAAAGAAAACCTAAAAGACCGCCTCTACGATTAGCATCGAATGCAGCCTTATTAAATGCTCTAGCTCTTTCTAACTCAAGTCGGGATACTACATTTCTACTATCAAAAAAACCTGGGTTAACTCTTTGACCTGCACCCGCTGCAATTGCTGCAGACCTATAATCTTTTGCTTGTTCTGGCATAACTCCAGGTGCTAAACCTGTTACTCCCATCTGTGCTTGAACATCTCTTGCATCTCTTGAGTTTTTACTACCCGTTTCAGCAGCACTTGTAGCTGTACCAGACATACCTACATCTTTACCACCTTCAATTGATCCATATCCATTTAAACTCATAATACCAGATGGTCCTTTGTTGACACCACCTTTTAATGATTTATGTAAATCTTTTTTAACTAATAAATTTTTTTCTGCTTTTGTAATATATGCTAATTCTGTTTCAGGATGATCTGGACTAGACTTCCATTTAACAGGAGCTGTAACTTGTTTTTGTTTACCTAAGTAATTTTTTACACCACCCTGTATTTCATAGTTCATTTTTTTATCTATTGTCATTATTTTGTTTCTCCAAATAGATCAAGACTAGGCATGATTACCCTAACGTCTTTTCTAATATCTTCTTGAGGAACGCCTTTAGCTTTCCATTCCTCATCATTCTTGTATACCTCACCTGTCTTTAAATTGCTAATAGTTTCTATGATTTTCTCTGGTTTTATTACTTTCATTATGTTGTCACCTCTCTTGGCTGTATTTCTAATATAGAGGCTATGACGTGCAGCTCGTTTGCGTCACCAGCCTGTACTTTAAGCACTTCGCTCTCTTCCATTACGAGTGGATTTGTTAAAAGTTCTGTTGTGGCATTACCTGATATAGTTTTAGTTTTAAATAAACTAAATATAGCTCCACTAGAATTTACTAAGGTTACTGTTATTGTAGTCCCTGATCCAGCGTCCTCGGACACTAATAGTGATTTAACAACAGTTGTTGTTGCTGATGGCACTGTATACAATGTAGTAAGGTCCGTTGTAGTTAAATCTACTTTTTTATTTTTAAAACTATTAGCCATTAATTCAAAAAGAAGTTTTGAGCTTCCACCTCATCTTTTAATTCTTGTTGATATGTAGTATTTAATTTTTGTATAACAGCATCTAAATCTCTTACCTGTGAGTCTGCTATTTGTTTAGAATATTCATCACTAGGTCTTGTTAATATTTGTACTATCTTTGCCATTATCTTCTGCCATCTGGTTGTATATCTAATCTAAACGTACCTAACTTCCAACTTTGAGAAGCAGCCGTATTTGCTACTTTTAAAGCTATTTGTCTTGCTCTTGCACGTGTGTCTACTTTTTGTGTGGATGATGTTACCGTAAAAGGTCCAAGTGAAGAGCTAGTTTTAGCATCGTTTGGAAAATCTCTTAATTGTAATGTAACTTGTGTATTACCTGTTTGAGATATAAAGTCAGGTATAAATCTTCTTATCTTCATTATAAACTCACCATCTCCTCTAGTATCTGGAACACCAGTTTGAGACCCTCTCATCATTCTTTGAGTAATATCAAAATCTCCTGATACTATATTTGATGTTATTGCTGTTACAGATCCCTCTGCAATTTGATCTGTTCCTTTTTCATGTTCATAATAAGTAGTGCACCCATCTGTGTTTCCAATAACATCATAAGAATTATTACTTCCTGCATCATACTCTGTTGCATGTGGTAAACCAAATACTGATGAATCTTGCCATGTTCCCCGCGCCAGTGTTCCTGTTGTCCATACAGGTCTTTTGGCTCTAGAATCTTGATAGTTATATGTTACACATCTATTAACAACAGTAGAGCCTTCTGTGCAATAGAACCAAGTTATTTCCCCAAACAAATTATTTAAACCAGCATTTATTAATTGTCGTGCAGTGGTGTTTAAATCATCATAAACAAAATCTTCTACTAAACACATCATAGTTTCAAGACTACCAGCATATTTAAAGAAACCATTTTCTGACATCCAATAGGCAGCACCATCTACTTCTAACGCAGCATTCTGTCCTATTAATCCACAGTTGGTACCAACTTGTGCAAAACCAAAAGTAAACGGAGCACCAACAAAACGCATGGTAAATAATGATGTGTCTGACCATATGTATATTGCATCTCTACCTCTAACAGCTCCTACAATTTTAGAACCATCAGAAAGCCTTTGTGTGCCAGCTGTATTAGTTGCTGTTGGTGTATATGTATTTATATCCTCTTGATCAGAGAATCTTATAAACATTTCATCTTGAGTGGATGGTGTTCCAATAGTTGTTTCTGTACCAAAGAAAACTAAGTGACGATCGGGTGTGGATACTAACATATCTCTAGATGCAGTTGGTGCACCAGATATAATTGTTGCTCTATTATTAGTTGCATTTGTTGCATCTGAGTCCCATTCAAATACTTGTGCATTATGTATTAGTGCAATTACTTTACTTCCAAAACCATCAATGCTCCACATACCTGGATCTATTACTAAGTCACCAGATGCAGCTTGTCCCCATGCAACATAATCAGAAGAGTTTGTAACTGTGTCACCACCATTGTGGGCAGCAGCCGTTGTATTTCTTACACCCCTTGTTACACCAGATAAAACACCTGATGTTATACCTGTATAAGATATTTCTTCTGTTCCTATTTGAATAAAATTTGTGCCTGTGGTTGGAAACTGTGATGCATCTGTTAAAGTAATTCCAGTAGTGGCTGTATCTGTAATACCACTAGTTAAAGTTGTTGTTGCTTCTCCGGATACCGTACCACTCCATTGACCAAGTCCCCATCCTAATCCAGGTAGTTGTTCTGCTGGTCCAACAGGATAGTAATGTTGTACTCTAATACCGCCCGATGTTGTTGCACCAGACCCTGCTTCGTTTGAAGACATTGTAATTGTAAGAGTGGTTGATGATGGTACACTTGTTACCATAAATTTATTATCATCAAAATCAGACGCGCTGTAATTAGAATTAGTTATGGTAGAAAAATTGTCTAAAAGAATAATATCTTTTTCTCCAATACCATGAGCGCCACTAAAAGTTATTGTAACAGTTGGTGATCCATTAGTTGTGGTAAATGCACTTGTAAGAGTTGTTGTAGTTTTGATTGGATGTATGTCATAAAACACACCCCCTGAATATGCATATAAAATTCTGTTTGTTCCTATAATAGAAAATTTAGTTCCAGCTTTGTTTACTAAATGAAATAGTGCCCTTGCAGCACCTGTTATTTTATTCTCTCCTAATTGAGACCAGCCACCTATCTTTTCTGGTGTGCCATAACGAAACCTTACATTGTCTCCATCAACCCACTGTCCTTCAGCTGTGGTTTCTGTGATTTGTTTGTTGAAACCTGGTAAAAACCCTATCTTTTGTAACATATGACTCCATTATAATACTATTTTGCAAATGATGGTAGACCCAACATAGGTCGTCCATCAAATTTGTTTTTCTCAGCAAATGGGCCATTCACATGATTATAATGTAAGAATACTTGGCCGCAAATGTTCCCGTCAAAAGGCTCTCGCCAATGTTCGAGTTCACAACCACTATATACTAGCATATCTCCTACTTCAAGCAAGACTTTAGTGCCTTTGGGTGCATTGGGCTTATGTATGTTTTTATACTCGTCTATGACGTTGCTAGACCCCGTACCGTCAATAAATATAGGCCATGGGTCTCCACCCAGGTTTAATGTAGTAGATATCTCACAAGAAGGCCTATCTTTGTGTCTTTTTAATTCATCACCTTTTTTATATATTCTAGAGTATGAATATGTAGGAACTAATTGTAGTCCTGTTTCTTTAGCCATCACAGGTAACATTTTAACTAATAGTGTTTCCATAACAGGATCTGCATAGTGAGAGTATGTATTAGGTATTTGTTGATCTGTCCATGTTCCAAACATGCCTGTATCAGCTATAATATTGTTGTCATACATAAATTTAACTGCATCACGTTTAAGTAAAAAATAATTAAATACGAAGTTCGCTAACTCGTATGATACTGCACCTTTAATTACTTGATATTTATTGAAAGCCATGTTGTATAAAATTAAAACTTACTGATATTCTTATATCATTTGATTTGTTAGGTTCAA